CCAAGTGTGCTATAATAGCAGACACAATTGGTTGGAGTCGCGCGGATTTACACTTTTGTGTAGAAACAACGGCAAATAATGGTAGCGCTTATAGGGCGAGTACAGGTAACTCGAGAATGATGATAGATGGTCAAACTGGTTATGTTGGTATTGGAACAACCAATCCAACGAAAGCATTGTTTGTCGTGAACGGCACAGGTAATTCAACAAATCTAGGTACGTATGGTTGGTTAAATCAGTCAGGGGGTACTAATCAAGCTTCTGGTAGTACCTATTATTCTATACATGCAAATAATAGAATTGCCGGTTCGGAGTTTAATGCACATTCAGATAGTCGAATAAAAAAGAACGTGGTCGATATAAACGATAGTTCTGCACTCGACAAAATCCGTCTTCTCGAACCCAAAATATACAATTATATCGATGAAAAACAGAGAGGGACGAGTAACGTATACGGTTTTATCGCCCAAGAAGTCTCAAACGTTTTACCGTACGCTGTTACGGTAAGCACAGGTGATATTCCAAATATACTCACGAACTCAAACGTAAGTGTTACGAGTGATAGTAACGTACTCGAACTTCGTTTAGATACCGCGGTCGAAGGTTTAACTTTATCGAACACGTCAAACATAAACATTACGACGGATAAAAATAAATACCTCACTGTACCCGTACTCACATTTTCAGGGAGTAATGTCATAACAATACAAAATAGCGATACGTTTAGTAATGTTACGGGTACGTATATACACGGTGAACAAGTCAGTAATTTTAACCATTTAAATAAAGATGCTATATGGGCAGTTTCAACTGCGGCTTTACAGGAAGTCGATCGACAATTACAGGCTGAAAAGACGAAAGTCGCGACGTTACAAACACAAGTCGCTGATCTATTAACGCGCGTTACCGCACTCGAAAACAATTAATTTTTTTTACCATTCTGGAAAATGTCAGAATGGTAGAAAGTTTATTTACTTTCGTGATGGGAGTGTGTCCATGATTGCTAAGGCGATAACACCCGCAATAAAGAACAAAACAACATAATTACACTCCGTATCTTCTCCTCTACCAGTAGAAATCTTACGCTTCTCCTGGACTGGGACTGATACTTCTTGTGAAGGTCTCGGTCTTTCAATAGGATCTTCGTCTAATGGACAGTAACCTATCATCTATACTATAATTTATAAATTAATTTCGACAGATTTTTTCTTTCGTCCTCGTTTACCCTTGGTCTGAGTAACTTTAACTTCACGCAATTCACCGTCACCTTCTTCACCACCTTCGACGTCAGCTGTAGATGGCACCTCGGCAATATCCGAAATATCGTCATCGTCATCTTCTACTACCGTAGCTGGTTCTTGTGCTGGTATACTCGTCGTATTCATAGGTGGTGTTGGTGGCATCATAATGTTACCCATAAGACTTGAAATATCGAACCCAGGGCCTTGCATTTCGTGTCGTCCAGTACTTGGTGTCGTTGATTGTTCCTGTTGTTGCGCCTTTGGAACTGTGTTCTGAACCGCAGACACCATATTCTGAACAAGTCCTGGGTTCTGTTTAATGACATCGTTCATATTCGGCATGACAGATTTGAACATACTATTCGTTAAATGAAACATCATTGCCGAACCTCCAAGCATCATAATCAATTTAATTTCTGGGGCGACATGCATTTTAGATCTGTATTTCACGTACAGTTCTTCGAATACTTCATCGTAATCATCTACATTTTCCATAACGTTTTCGGACCATCCGTCGAGTTGAATTTCAAATGGGTTATATTTCTTATTCATAAACTCAAGACCTGTTGTACACGCAATAAGCATACGTCTCGAAAATTTAATCGATTTATCTACATCTATACTATATGTAATTCGCTTTACTTCGTTTCTAAGTTCGTCTACAGGGGAATATGCATTCAATCGTTTATTTACCGTAAACCCTTTTTTTTCTAAGCGTCCAAGTTTATTCACGAGATCCGCCTTCTCTTCATCAACCGTCTTAAACCCCGGTGATGGTTTTTCTTCTTCTTCCATCATGTATCCACCACCGTAATCCATTTCGGGTTCTGGTTCATCGTATTCACCATAATCAACGGGTGGTTCTGGTGGAGGTACAGATGGTTGTGCTTGTTTATTTGGATTAGCAAAAGAATCAATATCTTCCTGGAAAACTTGTGGTTGTGGTGGTACAAATTGTGTTTTCATTTGTGAAATTTGTTTTTTTACAGGCTGAGGTCGAGGGACTTCGATTTCAATTTCATTCATCAGGGCCTGTTCACTATCATCAAGTTTCATAACATTCGTATTTTTACGATCAAGAATAATTTCACCGTCCATTACTCTTTATGTTGAAACTATTCTAAACTCTTTAACGCACTTTATAAAAAATGTTGTTTCATTATAAATGAATCTTAACGCTACCAACAGAAACACAATCCGTGCCATCGTCATTGTCGTCGTCATCTTATGTGTCCTCGCCATGTTTCGTACCAGCGGGTACCAGGGCAAAGAAGTCGAAATCGAAACCATCAATACAGGTTCGCTCTTCGATATTCCATCGACCGAAGAATGTTTGAGCACCGCCTACTACTCCGATAGTAAAGGTGGTGTTTGTGACGGACAAAAACTTGTTCGCGAACAAGCGAGTTACAAGATGAAGTAAAATCTCCAGTATATATAAATGGCTTTAGTGACTAGTCAATCCACTTTACCCGATTTTGAATATGAACACCACACGGTTATACTCGATAATTTGGATCACGGTTCAGAAAATACAGATTTCACACTTCATTTACCAACACCACTTGAAAATATTGTTCAGGCTCAATTACTTGCCGCGAGTATTAATACAAATGGTGATGCCCAAAGATGTATCCACGTCGGTATAGAACAACTCAAAAGTAACTTTTCACAACGTGGTAAAAAAGCACTTAGTGACTCTGATAATCACCTTAACGGTGTGTTCGGTACCATTCTTTGTGAACATGTAATGCATGGTCCAGATGGATCAAGTACTGGAGAAAAAGTAGGTACCCAAAAAACTGTATTCTTCAGAAACGAATACCCAATTATCCAACAATATTACAATCCAATCCGAAAACTCGATAGATTAACTTTTAATTTAGATAAACAAAATGGAGACACCGCCGCAGTCACAGACGTCGTTTTTGTTTTTAAATTTGTGTGCAAGAAAAGAAATTTAACCTATTAATTATTTCAGGGCGTCACGCACTTATATTTTTAACCTTTTCTTATTATAAATGTCATCTGGTATTGTTCAACTTATAGCAATTGGTGCTCAAGACGAACACATTATGGGCGAACCAGAAATATCTTTTTTTACGTCAACGTTTAAACGACATTCTAATTTTTCACAATCCGTTGAAAAACAGACCATTCAGGGAGCCGTGAAAGCTAATTCTATGTCATCTATTCGTTTTGATCGAACTGGTGATATGCTAGGGTACACATACCTAACAATTGATAATAACTCACAAGCACTTGATATTCAAAGATGGGATACACTTATAGACAAAGTAGAACTTCTCATTGGCGGACAAGTTATTGATACACAAGATGCTATTTTTACAGAAAAAATAGCAATCGATACATTTGCGACAAACGTATCAAAAAGTGCAAATGGCACACACCCGGGTGTAAGCGCGCGGTCGTATTTCTACCCATTCAGATTCTTCTTTTGTGAAGGTGCACAGTGCGCTTTACCCATAGTTGCTTTACAATATCATAACGTTGAATTGCGTATACATTGGGGAACAGATGCAGGAAATTATAGTTTCGAGTGTTACTCAAACTATTATTATCTCGATAATGAAGAACGTGGTAATCTCGTATCGCGTAATCATAATTTAATTATCACACAAGTTCAAAAAAGTATTCCATCGAATCAACTTTCACAAGAACTCACGTTTAATCACCCAGTGAAATATCTCGCATCTTCGGATACAACAACCGAAGGTGCATTAACATCAACCACCAATAAAATCAAAATCGAAATAAATGGTTTAGATATTGGTAATTTTAAATGGGCAAAACCACACTTTATAGATGTTATGAATTATTACCATACAAACTTTGTTACGTCCCCCGATTTTTTCTTATACTGTTTTTGTTTATCGACGAGTTCACTCCAGCCGACAGGAACACTCAATTTTAGTCGATTAGATTCTGCAAAAATAGTCAGTCAATCCATGGTCATTAGTGATCCTATATACGCAGTGAACTATAACATACTTCGTATTGAAAATGGTATGGCTGGTCTTATTTACGCAAATTAAAATACACACTTATATTAAAATGGTTAAAAACATACCTACCATCGAGCGGTCTACCAAAATCCGGTTTGGTAAACACGCTACGGATGACCAGGCTGAAAACACGATCGTGTTCAATGCTTCGAATACTGCTATAGATGCAGGTACTGCAGGAACAATGTATATGTCACCTTTACGCGAAGCATCTTTAGCGGGTGCTACTTTTATTGGATACAGCTCATCAACAAAAGAAGTTGTTGATACGGGTGTAGCAACATCCCTTTTAGGTGGTGTCACGTTAGATTCCGCGAGTGAACAAGGTAATGTTGTTTCAAATTCTATACCACATTTTGCTAATGTGACAACCGCGTTTACAACCGGGCATGGTGCAAATGTTGGTATTTCGAATACGAATTCTTCACACATGTTATCTGTCGGTGATAAGATTTTTATGTCAAATACGGGCGCAGAAGCCATAAAAGTTGAAGGTAATGTACGCGCTAATCGATTTTTTGGTGGTACGTCTATTACCATAGATCAAGGTGCAACGAATAAAATTCAGGTTTCGGGTAAAATAAAAACGTCGTCAATTGAGACCAGTGATCATATAGCCGTAAGTAATAACCAAACCATAACGAAACTCGTATCTGTGGGAACACATACATTCATTAACACACCATCAGCGACGGAAAATGCTATATCAACATCGGGTAACGTATCCGCCGCATTTTATAAGGGGGACGGGGGTTTATTATCGAACATCGCACAAACCAGTGCTATTGATGCTGTAAAAACAGATTTGGCGAGTAATTCTACAAGAATAAGTACCGTAAGTACGGATTTGGCGAGTAATTCTACAAGAATAAGTACCGTAAGCACGGATTTGGTGAGTAATTCTACAAGAATAAGTACCGTAAGTACGGATTTGGCGAGTAATTCGACGAGAATAGGTA